TATCTTCATTACATTTACTACAAGTTCTAACTATTGAATTATCTATTCCAAATTCTATATCTTTTAAGACATTTTGAATAGCTACTAAATCTTTTAAATTCAAAGAATCAACATAATGTCTTTTTTCTTCAAAATCATCAAATTCTTCTCCATTTCTAGTAACTATAGTTTCCATTAGTTTTAAAGAAAATTCATAAGAATCTGGATCTTGTAATTTTCCCTTAGCAGCTTTATTCTTTACTATTTTAGATATTCTTTTATTATCTCCTGTAGATAATAGTTTTAATTGTAAGCTATCACCATTTACTGGTAAAGTTACTTGAAGCCTTTCTTCTATATTATCAGTATCTAGTATAGATAATTCCATCTCTGAAATATCTACTTCTATTTCTTGTATATAAGTATTTCCAAAAGTTAAGTCTCTTAAAGCATAAGTTAAATACATTATATCATTTTGATGTAATAATCCTGTATCTAAATCCTTAGGCTCTACACAGCAAGATTTAACTAATCTATCGAATACATTAAAATCTCTAGTAGATAATAGTATTTTTTCTTCTTTAGTAGTCATGGCTCTTAAAGTTATTTCTTTAGGACCTCCAAAAATTCCATTACTAGGTAATTGATAAGTTTTTTCAATTGTTTCCATAAAAATTCCTCCTAAAATTATTATTAAATAAAAATATATTACTATAAATATTTCTATAATTATATATAAAGTTAATGTAAATAATATTTTATTATTTTACTAATTAGAATTAAAATCTAAGCATATTATATATTCATTAATATAAATAATTACTTTAAAATAAAAAATGAACTAGAATGATTTCTAGTTCATTTTTATACTATTCTTCTTCTTTCTCATCTCTATAAGCAAAATCATAGGTTATTGTTACAGAAATTTGTTTTTCTCCACCATCATCATAAGTTAACTCACCATAATCTACTCCTGATGGCCAACAACCTTCTACTATCCAAGTTCTATACACTTCCCCATTAGGAGTATACTCATGAACTATTGCTTTGCATTTATAATCAGCAGCTAATCCCATAGTCCCTGTTCTAGGATTATAAACTTGTTTTCTCCACTGTAAGAATTTCATTTCAGTATCATAGTCTATGGCATCTCTTAATGTCATTGTAGTAGTATCAAAAGTAGTTTTGCCAGCAACTTTTATAGTTTGGTTAAAATAGTTAATATCAGAAGATTCAGTAGTTTCTTTAGGTAATGGGAAATTAACTAACATAAACTTCAAATCACTGTTTATAAAATCATTCTCTTGAAAAGTTACATCAAAATGATTTTTTCTTTGTAACTGATATTCTCTATTATTAAAACGAGTTGCAGTCAATGTCATGGTACTAACATTAGGATTTGTTTGTGTACTCATATCTTATACCTCCTTTTAATTATTCTTCTACTGATACAGCTACAGTATCAGTGATTGTAAAGTCTATATTAATAAACTCTGCTACTTCTTGTGGTTTTATTTTAATAATACCATTTAATTGGTTTGCTGCTATAGTTTCTGGTGTATTTATAGAATCATCCATAGTAACATCATAAGCAGCTATTCCATAGCTAGATTTAATATTATCTAGTAAAGTAGTTACTCTACTAGTCCAGCCAGTAAATACGTCTAAAGTAATTGGTTCAAATAGATAATCCCAAGAAATTAAAGCTACTTGTTTAGTTACATATTTAACTAATCTTGATATATTAATTCTATCAAAGAAATTACTATCTCCAGAAGTTGTTTTATTTCCCCAAACTATAAATCCTTTACCTGAAATAGTATTTATACAGTTTACAGGTATAGTATTATCATAAAGTTCAGTAATCATTTCTTCAGATAATTTAACAGTAAGACTATTTACTAAAGATAAAGTACCCCTAGTTACTCCAGCTGGGGCTCCCCATTTAGTTAAATTATCTGTTTTAGCATAAGTGTGTAATACTGCTACTGATAGTGGTATAGCTTGTAAATTACCTTCATTATCATAGAAGTTATTGTAATATACATCTGGATAATAAATTACTAAACTCCCTTTATTATCTGTATTATAGTTAGTTATATTAGTTTTAACTTCATCTACAGTATTACCTTTAGCAGATACTAAAAATACAAAGTTATTTTTTTCAGCTAATTCAGTAGCATAATTTACTATAGTATGATTAGTATATTCTGGTATAACCATTACATCTATATCTCTATCAGGAATATCATATAAATCAATGGCTTCCTTAACTTTAGAATCATCTAATAAAGTACTATTACCACTATCTCCTTCTTCAATATAAAGACTAAATCCAGCATTAAATAAATCAATAGATGGTACTTTATCTGAACTTGTTTTATCAACGAATAGGTTAGTTAAAGTAAATCCTAAATTAGACACATTTATTGAATTTATAATTTTATCTAAAGCTGTAGATAAGGTTTCAGCAGTTGCAGTATCTGCTGTAAAATCTTCTTTTATAGATATTGTATTCTTTCCAGTAATAGAAGATACATCTATCCATATTTTATGATTAGTATTATCATATACTAATTTTATTTCTTTTCCGTTAAATAAATCTGTTTTATATTTAGTAGTGGCTGACATTAATTCTACTGTATCAGAATCTTGAGTAAATGTCATTTTACCAGTACCAAGTTTAGCTTCATTTTCATTTGCTAATCTAGTAATATAAATATAAGAATAACTTCTTAAATATGTTTGAATAGCATAAGCAGAAGGTGTTGTATAATCAGACTCTCCGAACATTGCTTTGAACTGAGATTCACTAGAAACAGTTTCTACAGTTCCAATAGGTCCAGATTTTGTTTTCATTAAAACTGCTGGAATAAATGGAATTTCTAAATTAGAAGCTGTTATAGTTTCTTCTCCAACGTTTACATTAACTCTAGGTAAACTCATATTAATACCTCCTTAAATTATTATTAGTTCTATAATTTTTCAATCTTAATGTTTGGTTTAAGAACAGTAAAGTAATTTTCACTTCTCGTCAAGGCTGCTTGTACCTGAATAGGATATGTATATCTATATAATTTTCCATTTGTAGTATAAGAAACTAAATCAGAGTTATCTATGATTTCATTTCCTAATGTAAATGTAAAATATAATTGATTACCTTCATAATCTAGTTTTATTTCCTGATTTTGATATAACCAAAATAATAGCTCTTGCATTACCTCTTCAGTATCTTGACGAGTAGTACCCCAAATATCTAATTGATAACCTATTATTATATATAAAAATTGAGTATTTTTAGATAGTCTTTTATTTTCTCCTTTAATACTACCATCTTCATTATAAACAGTAATTGGATTTTCATAAGGCATACCTACAGTATAGGAAGGCATACTATTATTTTTTGCATCTATCATTATAGAATTATCTGGATAGAAACTAATAAATGGAAATTTTAAATTATTATTAGTTTGCTCTATAGCATACTTAAAAGCTGTATCAACTGGCTCTAGAATTACATCACCTACAAATACTTCTTTTAATAAAGATTTTAACGCTTCACTATACTTGCTAAAATTTGTATACATATTTCCCTCCATTCATATTTAAAGAATTAAAGACTTTAGTAACTACATCAGATATTAGATGCGTAGGTGGTATATTTTCTCCGCCATATTCTAAATATCTTAATATTTTTGATTGTTTAGTATGTTCTGGAATATATAAATACCCTTTATTATCTAACCTAATTGAATTAAAAGATTGTTTTATTTCAGACAGAGAGTATAATTTTTCTAATTGAGATAATCCTAATGAACCTTCATTATGTAATTTAATTAATTGTGCATTACTTAGTATTATAAACATTTCCTTGGCTGAAAGAGCTCCTTGTAAAAAATTATTACAATTCATCAAAATCATGATTAATATCCTCTACACTTAATAATTTTCTATTAAAAAACCTATTTTCATTATTTATATCATTAGAGGTAGCTACTGGATTAATTGGATTTAAATGTTTTCTATGAGGAGCTAAATTACATATAAACATAGCTAAATCATAATCGGTACTAACTTTAACAATATCAAATTTCTGAGTGATATAAGAATTATCTTTATGAGGATCTAATCTAGTAGATATTTCTAATATAGCTCCTTCAGATGGATTAATTGGTTTATTATCTTCATCATTGAAGGTCATGTAACAAAGTATTGGTTGATTATCTTTATCTTCAGTATACCATCCATATTTTTGTAATATAGACTTCTTTGGATTTTCAATTAGATAGTACGATACTATAACTGGAGATTTCCAACTATAGTATTCATCGGTATTACTTATTTTTGTAGAATCTACTTCATATAAATAACCTGAGCGACCTTGAAGATTAGCACCTTCTACAAAATTCTTTCTATATAATTCTATTTCTCTAAAAGAAGGATAAAGTTTTCCTCTAGGTTTTTTCACAGTCATTTATATTACCTCCTATATGCAAAATATTTCACCTTGTAATTGTGATTCTAAATTAGCTTTTTCCTGTTGAGCCTCAGATAATAATTGAGATGAGTCTAAACTATAAGGGCTACCATCTACAACAAATTTTCCTCTAACTCTTCCTAGTAATTCTTTAGTTAAAGCTAAAACATATTCTTTTACCCAACTATGATACATTGAAGATTCTTCTATATCTGATATTACAGTAGGTCTAACTAACATATCGATAAGAACCTCACCATCATATCCATCTATATATAAAGTGTCTTTTATTAATTTATAATTCTGTCCTTTTTGATATTTAATTTCATTCCATAGCATTTTAAAAGAAGTATAAGATATAATTCTATCCATTAAACTAGAATCAAATAATACTACACCAGTACCACCAAAAGCATACTCTTGTAAAGATGCTATTTGATTACTAGTAACACTATAAATCTTTTCTATTGTTAGTGGATGATGATTTGATAAATCTATAACACTACCTGATGCTTGAACGAATCTATGTCCTTCATAGTAAGGTGTTAGTTTATCCAAAGCCATTTTTATCAATTCATCTATATCTCTATTTTCAGCTTCTACATCTACCCAAGAAATACCTAATTGAGTTTTAACATATTTTCTTACATCAGCATTAGTCATGTTAATTTACTCCTCTCTATCTCTAGCGTTTTTTTCTTTTAGTTTGTCTTTTAGCTGTAGTCTTAGCAGCAGATGGTTTAGTTGATTTAGGTGTTTTTACTTCAGGTTCGATATTTTCTTCTTCTTTACTTTCTTCTATCTCTTCTATTTCTTCTATTTCTTCTTGAGTTTCTTCTATTTCTTCTTGAGTTTCTTCTATTTCTTCTATTATAGGACCATTTGATTTAATCATACTAGCTTTTAATTCAGCTACAGATTTAGTAGGCTCTTTAGAAGATCTCTCAAAATAATCTTTAGGTGTAATTATATTAGTATTAGTTAAATCTATTACTTTGTAACATCCATCTGGTTTAGCATTTAATTGATGGTCTAATAATAAAGGTCTAAGTTGTCTTAAAGCTTCTACTCCATTTACAGTTAATCCTTTAACAAAAATATCCTTTTTATTATAAATAGTTAATTCACCATATCCTGGTAAAACAAAAGAAAGATTTCCTTCTCCCTTAAAAGATATTTTTACATTATAAGTATTTGACATTTTAATTTCCTCCTCTCTAATAGAGCATATATAAATTACTATAAATAATACTCTATTATTATATATAAAATATTAGAAAAAAATAAAAGATAGC